AGGATTTATTGATCAAAGTAAACCCGTTGCTATCGCATTTGATAGAACCCCTAACTGGTCTAACGCATCTATTTGTGTAGGACAAAAGCAAGGGGATATGTTTGTGACTGAACTGGTAGCACAGTTAGCACACCCTGATAAGGCTAAATGCCTAAACCTTTTGTATCAGTTAGGTAATAGATACCAAGCTACTTTTGTTACAGATGGTTTGTTTAATAATGAACTAATAGCAGAATTAAGGCTTAAAGGTCTTAAAGTTTTTGCTTTAGGACTTAAAGAAGTAGTAAATGCGGCAAATATGGTTTATTCCAAGATAGTCACTAAACAGATAGCCCATAGCCATGACCCAATAATCACTAATCAGATTAATTCATGTGTTAGACAAAATATCTATGACACATGGAAACTATCTAGAAAAAACAGTTTAAGTGATATTGATGGGGCTATGGCTACAGTTTTAGCAATTTGGGGAAGTGATCAAGATATTAATTCGCAACCGCTAATTTTTTAAAATATTTTTCTAGATTAGAAAAATAAGTGAATGTATAATAGAAGGTAGATATGGGATTTTTTGATTTATTTAAAACTACAAGACTTGAACCCACTGAAGTGCGTGGGGTAGAAGCGTTAATACCTAACAGATCAATGACCACAGTAACAATAAATGAAGCCTTAACCATAGGTGCGGTTTATCGTTGCGTGAATATAATTGCTACAAGTATCAGTCAATGCCCTATAAATGTTTTACGAAATGATGTTGAACCCATATCTGTTCCATCATTTATCGCTAATCCAACATTAGGTGCAACACAAAGACAATTTTTGTATCAAACTGCTACTTCCCTAGCTTTAGATGGTAATGCTTATTGGCTTATCACACGCAAGGGAAGTGAAGTAGTAAACATTCAAGTTTTAGGACTAGGACAGGTACAAGTAGAACAGTTACACGATAAAACAATTCGCTACCTTTATGAAGGTACTGTNTTAGACCCTGCAAATTTAAAGCATCTTAAATTNTGCGATATTGCAGGAAGGGCAACTGGCTTAGGTGCTATTCAAGCAGCTAAAAAAGATTTCCAAAATGCCTTAGATAATCGTGAATATGCAATTCAATTCTTTAGTGATGGTGCAGTTCCTTCAGGAATACTTTCCACAGATCAGCATTTAAATTCTGATCAGGCAGAAGATTTAAGAAGTAGATTTATTGCAACGCAACAAAAGAACACCCCTGCAGTTTTAAGTAATGGGCTTGAATATCAAGCGTTAAAATTATCACCTAAAGAAATACAGATGCTAGAAACTAGAAATTTCAGCGTTCAAGAAGTGGCTAGAATTTTTGGAATACCTGCCACATTCTTACTTGCACAGTCAGGTGATAGTCAAACCTATGCGAACCTAGAAACAGTAAATAGGGCTTTCGTTAATTTTACATTAATGAATTATTTTGGCGTTATTGAAGATGCCTTTAGTTCCCTTTTACCAATAGGTGTAAATGCAAGGTTTGATTTAGATAATTTCTTGCGTGGCGACACTGCATCAAGATATACCGCCTATGAAAGCGGTATCAGGTCAGGATGGCTAACTAGAAATGAAGTAAGGCAGTATGAAGGTTTAATACCACTGCCAAATTTGGAGAACACAAATAATGGAACTACTACATAGAGAATTTGAGATTAGAAGTACTGATCTTGAAGCTAGAGAAGTAACAGGGATAGCAGTTCCCTACAATGAAGTTACACAAATAGGTAGGATGAAAGAAAAATTCATGCCTAATTCTATTAATGTAACTAAAATGCCAAAACTGTTTTATAACCATGATGAACCTATTGGGATTATTCGTAGTATGGATGATGCTGAAGATGGTTTACACATTACCGCAAAAATAAGTAACACCGCTAAAGGTAATGACGCATGGACATTAGTAAAAGATGGTGTAGTCAGGTCTTTTTCTGTCGGATTTATTCCAAGAGAACAGACTTTAGATGGGGATGTAGTGATAAGAACAAAGGTGGACTTAAAAGAAGTCAGCCTTGTCGCACTACCTGCCTATGAAGGCAGTGTCATTACAGAAATTAGAAATGACAGCCTTGAAAATAACAATTTAGGAGAAACAAAAATTATGGAAAACCCAACACAAGAAACAGTTGACCTAACACCTGCAGTGGATGAACTTTCACGCAGGGTAGCAGTTTTAGAAACACCTAAAACTTCAACTATTTTAGTACCAAAAATTAGAACCTATGGCGAATACATTAAAGGTATCGTCAATGGTGATGCAGATGCACAAGAAATGTATCGTGCATTAACTACTGTAGGAGATATTGCAGGACTTACAAGTCAGCAAAATTTCGTTTCAGATATTAAAAAGATCGTAGATTTAGGAAGACCTGCAGTAGCCGCATTTAGTACAGCACAAATGCCACCTTCAGGTGTTTCAGTATTTTTCCCACAGGTAGGCGTACAAGGTGCAACTAGCACAGTACAAGCAACTGAAGGAACTGATCTAAGCAATACAGAATTTACAGTTACACAAGGTTCAGCATCAATTAAAACTATTGGCGGATATAACCAAGTTTCACGCCAAGTAGCAGAAAGATCAGACCCTTCATACTTAGAAGCTTTATTCCGTATGCAGGCTATTGGTTACGCAAAAAGAACAGATCAAGAATGTCTAGCAGTATTAACTGCAAATGATGCTTCCTATGGAAACGCATCTGCTTCAGCAGGTACAGCGACAGCATGGTTATCAGCAGTAGCAGACCTAGCAGGACATATTTATTCTGCAGGCGGCTTAACCGCTAACTTTATTCTTTTATCAAAGGATGTATTTAAAGACCTAGTAGGTCTAGTAGATGGTGTTCAACGCCCTGTATTTGCGGCAGATAACCCTTCTAACAATATTGGAAGCGCAAACATTCCAAGATTACAAGGAACACTATTTGGTCTTCCTGTAATCGTAGATGTAAACCTTGCAGATGATAAGGCTTACCTATGTTCAAGCGAAGCAATAACAAATTATGAAAGTGCAGGCGCACCATTCAGAATTTCAGATGAAAATGTCAGCCAATTAACACAAACATTCGCAGTCTATGGATACATGGCTACTGCATTAAACAATGTTAATGGTATTGGTCGCATTACATTTTAATTAAATAAATAAGGGGAAGTTATGCCAATTACATTTACCGATTTAAAAAGTTATGTAGGTTCAACTACTACAGATGATGCTTTTGTGTCAGACTGTTTTGATGAAGCTAAATTATTAGTTAATAATTTTGCAGATGCAAATGATGTACCTACTGCAGTAATGGAAAGGGCTTATCTGGAATGTGGTTCAGAACTTTACCACCGCAGATCAGCACCTAATGGAATAGCACAATTTTCAGCATTTGATGGGCAACCTGTGCGAATAGCAAGAGACCCTATGACACCTGTTTATTCATTATTAAGAAGGTTTGTGCCTTACTTATGACAAACATAATTACACAGACACGAATAGACCTTAAAAATGAATTAGAAGCGGATGGCATAAATGCAGAATATTACATTCCACCACGCATAACACCACCCTTAGCAATTATTTCACCTGATACAAATTATGTTTCGCAAGGCGANACATTCGCATCATTTGGAATAGGTCTTACGATTACTTTAATTACACAAACTAAAAGTAATGAAAAGGCTACAGAAGATTTAGATGATCTTATAGTCAGTGCCATAGGTTCAATACCTGCCTTTTGGCGAATTGATAGCGTAGATCAGCCATTTACTTTAAATGTGAATAATGCTGATTATCTAGCTACAAGAATGTCACTGACTACACAAATAACAATTTAGGAGAAAGAAAAATGCCAACAAGCACAAGAATTAAAGGTAGAAACCTTGTTCTAACATTAGATGGTAATGATTACGCAGTAGATGCTTCTTCAGTAGTTTTAACAAACGAAGATGCAGATGGCGAAGTCAGAACATTTAATGACATTACACCACCTAAGCAGTGGTTTTTTGAAATAGATGGAATACAAAGTACAGACACTAGTTCACTATGGGATTTCCTATGGGATAACGATAACAGTGCAGTGAACTTTGTTTTTAAGCCACATGGAAACGCTACCGCAACTGCATCACAGCCACACTTCACAGGAACATGTGAAATTAAAGGTAAGCCACCTATCGGTGGTCAGGCAGATCAAACATTTGTATTTAGTACAAGACTTGATCTACTTATAGGTACAGAACCTACAAGGGTCACAGCGTAATAGTTATGGCGGCGGCAATACAGGTAAAAGGAATAGCAGAACTTAATAAGTTATTAACTTCTATAGGTTTTGATTTTTCTGAATTAACTGAAGCGAATTTAGCAATAGCGAAAACTGTTGCAGATCGTGCCGCCACCTTAGCACCTAGAAGAACAGGTGCATTAGCAGGTTCTATAAAAGGTGTAAGAGATAAAAATAAGGTAAGGGTTTCTGCAGGTAACGCAAATGTTCCCTACGCAGGTGTTATTGAATATGGATGGGCTAAAAGAAGGATTAAAGCGCAACCATACATAACAAAAGCGGCAGCAGAACTAAGAGATGAAATTAAACAAAGATATGAAAACAATATTAAAGACATTATAAGAAAGAATGGGTTAAATTAAATGGAAAATGATTTTATGCAAAATTTAAAATGGGTAGAACTAGCTGAAATAGAAGATTATGTAGGTGTGCCTATGGATGAATGGACTGAAAACGCATCTAAGGCAAAACTAGCATTTGCCATGCAATATTTAATGGCTAAAAGAAAAAAGACTGATTTAACCCTAAAAGATGCTGAACAAATGACTATAAAAGAACTTTCTGAATTGGCAGGTGTTTTACTAAACCCAAAAGAAGTAGTTACACCCTAAGTATCATGGCTAAATTCTGCCTGCATACAGGTTACACACCTAACGATTTCTGGAATATGGAAATGCGTGATTATGCGGCATTAGTCAAAGAAATTAACAGGAAAAGATAATCATGGCGCAACAAATAACGATAGATATAGTTGCAGAAACCAAAAAATTAAGGGAAGGCGTAAGCGTTGCTAATGAACAATTAGGTAGCGTAGATAAGCAATTAAAAGGTTTGACCGCTACTGCATTTGCAGCCGCATCCGCATTTGTTTTACAAAAAGGTACGACATTTTTAAAGCAAGGTATTGATGAAGCTAGAGAAGCGGCTGAAACAATGCGTAATGCCATTACTACATTTGGCGAAGGAAGTTTAGCCTTACAGAAGATAACTACAGATGCAGATAATTTTGGTAAAGCGATAGCGGTAGATAATGATGAAATAATTGCATTAGCCACACAATTAGGTGCAAGACTTCCTGAAAGTGCTAGGTTTTTATCTGCAGAATTAGTAAATGTAGCATTTGATGTAGAAGCCTTCACTGCAGGGGCAATAAGTGCAGAAGCAGTAGTATCAAAATTAGGTAAAGCCTTTATAGATGGAAAAGTAACAGTCAAAGAACTTGCCACTATTTTCCCTGATCTAACACAAAAGACTTATTTACAGGCAGAAGCATTAGTTAAACAGGGTGATGTTCAAACAGCATTAAATCTTTTAATTAGGGAAGCGCAGAAAGCATACGGTGATGCGGCAGAAAAGAATGTTACTTCTACCCAAAAATTTGATACGGCATTAGCCAATTTAAAGGAAACAATAGGCACAAAAATATTACCTTTTGTGGAAAAGGCTATTAACTTCTTCATAGATTTATTAGATGCCTTTTCAAAACAGCCTAAAGCAATTCAAAACATAGAATTAGGTTTTTTAGCAATAGTAGCAATAGGCGCACCTTTACTAACATTTATTGCTAATTTAAAAATAGCTTTATCATTATTAATACCAATTAAAGCGGCAACTGCTACAGCATCTACTGCTATGGCGACAGGAATG